GGTAAAATAATTAAACCCGAAAGGCCTCCTGCTGAAAAACATAAGCCTACGACTAAAATCAATGTAACTCAGTTAATCAAAGAGAACACTGACTTACAAGTATCTAATCAAGCAAAGTATTTTATATCAGAATGGGTGGAAACTGCGATAACCAATCTTATTACAAATGCAGATAGAAGTGCTATTGAAAGAGGCGACAGTCGTTTAACACCAGCCCATTTCTTTTGGTTAGAAACCAACACTGCGCCAATAGGTTATTGGCCTTCAAATATTGAATACATAGAGGACTGATTTTATGTTCAGCAAAGAAATGCTAATTGGGATTCTGCTTAGTTCTTCTAAGGTAGATTTTAATATAGAGAGAGCCGTTGATTCTCTCATGGGGTATAGAGTAAGACTTAAATTAGTAATGAGAGCAGACTCTATTTTCCTTGAAGGAGTTAATAGGAGTTTAGCGCAACATCAAATCACTTGTAGTATTAAACAAAAGGAAAGTAAAAGCCGCCCGAAGCCGATTCTTAAAATCGGAGGAATTAAGAACCTGTTTAAATTAACAGAACTAGTTCCTGAAAATTTACCTCATGCTAAAAGCGAGTGGGTAGAGTTTAGGGAACTAGTAGAATTAATATCCAATCACAAACATAAAACCGCAGAAGGAATGGAAAGAATTTTTGAATTAAAAGGGGTAATTTAATGGGATTAACTACACTAAATAACAATAGAACAATATTAGTAACAGGTAAAACAGGAACAGGTAAATCAACCAAAGCACTTACATTTGTGGAAAAGCCCCTTATTCTATATGCTAATGATATTGATTTTGACATAGGTTCATTTCCAGTGGAGCATGGAATTATTATTGAGGATGTTCACTATAAACCAGACAAAGATAGTATCTTGAATATAATCAGGAACTACACAGGCCAAGTAGTATTGACTTCTATTAATGAAAAATCAGTTCCTAAGGAAATAAAGGAAATGTGTAAGATTAAAAGGGCAGGTTCTAAGAATTACTTAAGGGAGCATATTGAAGAAACCGCCCCTCATTCAGTAAGTCCCTTTTCGTTTGAGCGTGATACTTATTCATTAGTAAGGGGCTTTCTTAAAGAAAAGAATAGAGACTTAATGGCTGAATTATTATTGTTCAATAAGCCATCCGACACACAGATACTATCTTGGCTGGTAGAAAATATGCACCCTAACAGATTAATTTTTGTTGATGGTGTAGTAAAGCGTCGTTGGAGTCAAAGATACTTCTATGAGATGCTTTCTTATTCTCATGGAGGTAATTCCTTTGATAGACTGAATATGCCAATAAGGAGGAAGTATTCCCAAATACCTAAACTATCAAGAAGACTGGGCGTTAAAAACCCAAAAGTCTTACAGCAACTTTTTATGGATGATGATTTCAAAGAACATGCTAAAAAGAAACTGAATAATGGAGAATGCCGTCTCCTTAAAATAGGCGAAAAAAGAAGAAAAAGAAAAACCGACCCAATTAAAATCACTCAAACTTCTTTGGGGGATTTCTTTTGAGAACTAGAAAACTAGTATATAAAATAGAAAATATTTTACAAGGTAAGGAAATGACTTGTAAAGAAATAATGGCTGAACTTGAGCGAGGAATCCCCACAAAGAGAGGGAACTCATTCACTTATAATCAAATAGGACAGTTACTTAGAAACAAAAGATTTGAAAAGATTGGCTGGTGTAAAGTAACTAGCACAAATATATGGAGGAATAAAAATGTTATGGACAGAAAAATACAGACCGAATAAACTAACTGAAATTATAGGACAAGAACACTTTAATTTAGATGCTATCGGTTGGATAGAAGAAAAGAATATGCCTAATCTTTTACTATACGGAAATCCGGGAAATGGTAAAACAGGAGCAGGATTAGTTATAGCAAAAGAAATCTTAGGAGATGCCTTCCAAGATAATTTTATAGAAGTAAATGCGTCGGATGACAGGCGTTTAGAAAATGTTAGAACAACCATTAAAAATGCAGCACAAAGCGGAACTATCGGCGGTGTTCCATTTAGAATAGTATTGCTAGATGAAATGGACGGTATGACAACAGATGCTCAAAATGCGCTGAAGAGAATTATGGAGCGTTATGCGAACAATGTTCGTTTTGTTATTACTTGTAATGATAGAAATAAGATTATCTTTGCCCTACAAAGTAGATGTGCAAATTACCACTTTAAGCCTCTCTCTAATGAGGCAATCCTACAAGTATTGCTATCAATTCTCCAACGAGAAGGTATAAGTAAATACTCTCAAGAAGAACTGGACTCCTTTATATATGCTATGAATGGTGATATGCGGAGGGCGATTACGGAACTACAAGCGGCTAAAGCCAGCAATTCCACCCTTAAGACTCAAATTGATATTGGTTTAGACGAATATAATAAATTATTAATGAAAATTGTAAATAAGAATAGCCTTGCTCTAAACTCAATACACGATTTACTACACGATGGGCTTTCCATTCGTGAAATCTGTATTGGACTACATGATGCTGTAATTAAAGCAGAATTAGAAAATACACTAAAATTTAAAATCCTTAGAACTATTGGAGAAAGCGAATGGCGTTCAACCACTATGACTCCAAAAGTATTAGCCTCTTGGCTGATAGGACAACTATCATAGAATTGAACAAAACAAAAAATAAACGGAAGTGAATAACATGGATGAAAATATGAAAAATGAAATTATGAAAGGTGCTGAAGTCATTGGACTCACAGCAGAAGAAGGTATGGCTAAGTTTGAAGAGATTTGCTCGGAAAACAGCATCGAAATGACAAACCCGATTAGTAAGGGTCTTTGGCGTAACTTTGTGGCTAATGCTAAGAGAAGCCAGCAATCAGAAACAACAACAGAAAGTGGAAGCGATGACTCTTTTTACAAAGCAGCATTTGGTTTCTTTGTTTCTTTAGATGCACCAAGAGATATGATGGCTTGGAATAGAATGAAAGCAAAGGAAGAGTTTATTCGTGATGCCGACAATGCTCTAGAAAAGGGTATTGTTGCCGTTGCTAATCAAAATGCTCTCGGTAAGTGGGTTGTATCTCGCTATCACAATAATGAATATGAAGAAAAGACTGTTACTACTTTGCCTTCGGGTGCAGAAGAAACAGAAGATGGTCGTTTCTATATTCCTTTGGATGCTACTGCTGTCTATATGAATGGTGGTAAGAACAATAACTACGGAAAGCCTCTTCCGCCTGAACAAATGCGAAGAAGCGGTGTTTTCTATGGTTCGTTGGGAACTGGTGAAATGAAACCTTATTACTTCTCTTACAAGAATCAAGGCGGGGTAGATTTTGCACCAAACAGTTTTGAATGGTGTCATTTCTTGTGCGTTCTTGGTTCTAATGGAACTGATATTTATGGTGCGAAGCAAATGACCTTTGATTCGCTAACCATGAATTCCGATATGGACACTGAAAATGACTTGTATAGAGACATGAAGGACTTTGACTTTGAAGAATGTCTAAGAAACAACTTTAATTCACACCTTGTTCCTCTTGTTGAGTTAAATAAGGCTCACATTAACCGACAGGCATTACCTTCTAAGGAGCGATTTGTAATTACAGATGGTACAGTCTGTAATATGAATATGACTCCTACAAAGAATGGTAACAGAATTATTAACATTACCGACCTTAATGCTGAACTAGATTATGAAAGTGATGGAATTACAACTTGTTGGATTCCTAGCCACTTGAAATTAGATTTCGGTATTGGTTCATCAGTCATTGTTGCTGGCCGAACTAGTCAAAGAACTACTGATGAGGGCGTTGAGCCTGTAACTATCAATGTTGCTGGCATTTACTGTGTAATTAAGCATGGTTCTGCTGTCGAAGTATCGCAACCTGTCGAAGAGGATTTCGACTGGTTTTGATTAACTAATCAAACAATGTGTAGCCGTTGGCGTTAATGACGGTCATATAGGTGCGAAGCCTATCCCTTTGGAGGGATTTAAAATGGAAGACATAAAAGAAAATAGATATTTACTAAAAGCAAATAGTTATCTCATTGACCTGCAAACGGTTGATTTTGTAACTTGGAAAGAGAATGACAAAGAAGAAGGAACTTATTGGACTAAATTACATATTGGCACAAAAGAGTGTAGATATGTATGTAAGTCTTCGACGGACCTAAACACGCTTATTCGGGCGTGGTCTAGCCTAAAAGGAAAGAGACTAGAAATACTGAATAAAGAACTAATAACGGAATGGTGATATTATGGGATTAACAAGCAATAACAATAAGAAGAAAGCAGTAGATGAAGGCGTAATCAACAACGCAAGAGTGTTGGCCTTTCAAAGCAAATTGACGAAACAAACAGAAGAACGACTCGGAAGAAATAACAGATTAATCTGCGGTATTTGGGGAGAACCTAAGACAGTTAAAAGCGGATTAGCCTTAGATTTTCCTAATAAGCAAATCTATGTTTTAGACTGGGATGATGGATGCGAACCAACATGGCGACAAAACCATGAATGTTCCGATAGGATTACACTATGGAATCCTGAAGTAAGAAATGATAACGGTGAATTAGATATTCAAAAGTCCGAAGCAAACTCCGAAGACTTTGTTCTCTTTGTTAAAGAAAAGATTAAGCAAGGTGAAAATGTTTTGTTTGTATTTGATGGAATTGATAAGTGGCTAGATTGTTGCACACTTCATGTAACTGGAAGTTCAAAGATTGGAAAACCACAAAAGATGAAGTTTGAATGGGGAAAGCGAAACGCTCCTTTTTATTCTCTTTTGATGATGTGCAAGAATCTAAATTGCGACCAAATCTATATTACGCATTCAAAGGCTGATTACGGAGCAACTGGAGAAGTAGTTGGCTCTAAACCTAACTGGCATAACTGGGGAGATTATCTTCATCAAATTATTACAACCCGAAGAACACGCAAGAAGAATGATGTTGTGTATAAGGCTGAACTGTTAAGCAGTAAAACCAATACAGAACTTGTAGGTAAGTCTTGGGAATCATTAACTGTTGGTGCAGGTAAGGTTTCTTGGAACGGTATTCCTGAATTGCGTGAGGGTTTGATTTGAAGTTTGAAGTAGATTCAAGCGACTTAAGAGAAGCATTAGAGAGCGTTATGGTTAAGGGAAAAGGAACTACTAATGGTGGTTTTGGAAACACCAATTTAGGCACATACGCCTGTCTTTATGTTAAAGACGGCGTTCTAAGTGTTTGGAACGGTAGCCCTTCTTTTTGTGTAAAAATTGATATTCAATTAGAAGGAGAAAGTGTAGATGGTGATGTGTGCGTTGATAGCATGAAAGTTATTCCTTATCTAAAGTCTTTTGGCGGAGTAGTTGATTTTAATGTGGGTGATTTTATTACAATTACAACAGAACCTCATGGAACAAATAGAACTGCGTCTATTCCTTTAGTAGTGTTGCACCCTAATGCAGACGCTATTAGTAGATTAAAGAATATGTTAAATCATATACGCTATGAGGTTCAACCTCAAACTTTATTTAATTTTGGTAAATCTAAGTTTGAAGGGGCTTTTGTATTAACTCAACCTCAATTCAAAGAAACAATAAAGAACTGCGAATTAGTTAAAAGCGGAGTCTATAAATTAGATTTCAATGAAAATGTCTTAACTGTATCTACAAGACAAGATGCAACAAACAAATATGAAGAAGTTATTACACCTGTTTTCCCATTAGGAGAACCTGCTACTGTTGAGTTCAGTAGTCCGGTGTATGCTTTCTTTAAGAGCGACCAAATGGTTAATGTCTATATGAAAGACGACCATCCACTTTTATTAGTATCTAATGATAGGATGCTACTAAAAGCACCACATATAAGCGGGTGAATGTAAATGATAATAAGTAAATGTAATGATGGTAAAACCATCTATAAATCATGGAGAGAGAACGGTGAAAAGAAATACGCATTGGAGGATTTTCGGCCTTATTTTTATGTTAAGGAAGAGGCTAATGAGCCAAGAGAATACAAAGCGTCTAAATATATTACTAGGAACTTTGAGTATATTCGTGGCGAGTGGGTTAATATTGATAAACAGCCGCTTAAAAGGGTTTATGTAGAAACATCTTTTGATATTAGAAACGCAAAGAAAATGTTCGGTCAAACCTTTGAAGCAGATGTTCCTCATCACTTTAGATACTGTGTTGATGAATTAGATAAAATGCCCGAATATGAAATGCGTAAATGGTATTGGGATATGGAATGGGCGCAAGGTGGCGAACACCATGATAAGATTACTACTATCGTTGTTTATGATAATTATGATAAAGAGTATTATCAGTGGGCTTGGTTTCCTAATTATGAAGGAGAAGAGTATTTGCATTTTGATAATGAAAAGGAAATGCTTGAGTCTTTTATGCGAACTATGATTGTTAAAGACCCCGATATGCTTATTGCATGGTTTGGACACTTTGCGGATATTCCTAAGTTATTAGAAAGAGCGTGTGCTGTTGGATTGAATCCTCTTATTATGTCGCCAACAGGCCACATTAAAGGAATCAAAAAGAGCAAGGATGGTTTTTCTTTTGCTTATGGTGAAAAAGGCTTTACTCCTATTGAACAACCTATCAACGGTAGAATAACTCTATCATTAGACTTAGCATTTGAAAGACAATGGAATGACTCTCAAAGGGGAACATTACCTTCAATGTCTTTAGACTATATTTCACAAGAAGTATTAGGTAAGAAGAAATTAGTATCGGAAAAGTTTCCTGACCCGAATGAGTTTTATCGGAGAGCATGGCTTGAAGATACAGAAACCTATTTGAAATATGCTGTGGTTGATGTAGAATTGATGGTCGAAATAGATGAAACCAACTTTTGTAGTGAAGCAATTCTTTCACTTCAAAGACTACTCAAAGCACCATTTGATGCTTGTTTTTATGCTTCACATATGGGTTCTATTTACTTTATGAGAAATGCTTGGTGGAAAGCACCAACAGGAGAAAAAGTAGATAAAAGACAGACTTATGAAGGGGCTATGATTTATGACCCCAGTAGTGAGAATACAAATGGATTACATCTTAATGTAGCCGCATTTGATTTTGCGGGTCTATATCCTAGTATGATGATTGCACGAAATATTTCCTTTGAAACTAAATCAAAAGAACCAACGGAGTTCGGAGTTAATATCTTAACTCCAAGAGATTTTAGTCCTGTTACGAGAGAACACATGCTTTACTACAAAACAGATGAACTCGGATTGTTGCCGAGAGCAGTTCTTGAATTGAAGGAATTAAGAAATGATTATAAGCGACTTATGCGAGAGGCTAGGGAATCGGATAACGGAGAATACGCTAAGTGGTATAACAATCAAATGGCGGTAAAACGCCTAATGGCTTCATTTTATGGAATTGTAGCCTTTCAAGGGTTTGGTTGGGCTGATGTAGATTTAGCCGCTAGTATTACTGCTAGTGCTAGAGAAGCAATTAGATTAGCGGCATTCAAGGCTAAGGAGATGAAAGTATGAAATGTAAAAAACCATTAAAACACAACCCTCAATTTGAGGCAAAATATCATTGTAAGTTATGTGAGCGTGAAGCGTTCCTTGACTTATTAGAATCAAGAAAGTGTGGTGAAGAAGAATGAATAGTCATTTTAAGAGATGGGTAAGACAAGCAGTTGAGGCAAGAACAGGTAAAGGAACATTTACCTCTCATATTATAATGGGAGATATTGTAGATTCTAGAGGCACTTCTAATAGTATTGGGAGTGTTACAGCAATTGGCTGGTATCTGTCTAGATTAGAAAATGTAATTAAAATAAAAGAAGGAGTATATGAGGTGAAAAAATGAGAACTAAAATAGTGACAGTCAAAGTATCGTATGATACAGAAGAAACATGGGATATTACCATGCAAGAAATAAAAGAAATATTTCAAATGATGAATAACTTGAAGCGTCATGCTATCATTTTAGAAGTGGAGCAGGGTGTTAATCGTGATGATGGACAGAACGAATGAGTTATTAGAAGAATTGCTGGCTATGATAGCAAGGTCAAATAAGATATTGATGATGGTAAATATCGTGAACATAGCAACCATTATAACAATAATTACGGTGGTAATA